TTTGGCGCCCTCGATCTGCGGCACGAACACCTTGCGGTTGAAGTCATCGAGCTTCTCGTCAAGGATGGCGACGAACACCACATGCTTGCCACGGGCGTGCTGCAGGTGGGTCAGTGCGGTAAGCATTTCCTGGCCCAGCAGGCCATAGGCTCCGCGGGTGTCGGGCTTACCGGTGCGCTCGGACATCGCCTGTGGCTGGACCTTGGCCCAGATCAGCGCCAGCCGCGCCAGCACCGTGATGCTGTCCACGAAGTAGGTGTCGTACTTGGCCAGCTGGGCCGGGTCGCCATAACGCTCGCACACATGGTCGAAGTGGGCCTGCGAGTACGGGGCGTCAGCTGGCAGCGCCGGGTTGGGTCCGGCCAGGAACACGACCAGGTCACGAAACTCCGGCCAGGTCTGCGGGCGAATGGTGTCGCCTTGCCAGTCACGCACCGCCAGGTCGCCTGCTTCGAGGTCGACAAACAGAGTTGAGTCTTCCGGCAAGGTTCGCAATTGGCTGGTTTTGCCAATGCCGGACCGGCCCAGCATGACCATCTTGACGCCGCTTTTTTCGGCGAGGCGCTGCGTGGCGCTCACAATGGGTAAGGACATCACCGGCTCCTTACTCAAACGAGACAATGGTGAAGCGCCCGAAGGTCGGTCGGAAATCACCGACGCCAATCAAGCGACCTGCCATGTCCAGGCTGTCCTTGATCCAAGCACGGTCAAGGTATTCCGGAAGAACGACCATCAAATCAAAAGCGGCTCGCCATCCCATGCGCATGGCAGGGCGCACGCGGTTGACACCTGCGCGCTGCACGACCACGCGACGGCGATCCTCGTAGTCCCACTGATCCGTGCCCAGACTGGCCAGGTTGGTCAGCGAAACCACTCCTGCCTTGGTGATGTCTTGCGCGGATTTGCGCGGACTCCTTGGGTCCTGCTTGAATTTTGCCGCGCCAATCAAGGCCTGTCGCAGATATTCACCCGGCAGACAAAGCTGACCTTGCGCATCCCGATAAACATAGCTCTCGATGTCATCAGTTTTTTTGGCGGCGCTGTTCTTTGCCGCCTTGGCCTTGGCATCGACCGCATCACAGTTCCAGCGGTGGAACAGCAGGTCGGCAACGCCCTCAATCACAACATGGACGCTGTAAGGCGCCCCCATCAGGACCGCCGATTCGGCACCATTGCCGAGGGCATCCTCGTTTCTCAAAATCGTTGTCATTTCAAATCTCCTGAAATCAAAAATCCTTGCCATGAACTACCGGGCCATGCCGGTCCAAGCCACGTCTCACCCAGCCCTGCCTAACCACACCAAGCCGGTCCGAGCCGAATCAAAATTCCTTGCCAAACCAAGCCCTGCCCCGCCATGCCATGCCTCTGCGCGCCGAGCACAACCCGGCCCTGCGTGCGCCAAGGGGAAAGTGATGTCATGGGGTGATGGAGGTTCATCACGCCACCTCTGTCAAGACATCGCGCAACTGGCTCAGCTTCAAGCCGGTCTGGCATTCGATAACCGCAAGGGCATTGAGCAAGCTATCCGCTTCAGATAAGCCTGTTAGTCGTCCGAGCTCCGTGTGCGCCTCGAGAATGAGGTTGGCGCTGCGTGTGATTTCCGCCTGCGGTTCAATTCCCAGGCGTGCACCGATGTCCCTCATCAGACTGTTGATGTAAGCGACAGAGGTCTGATGGCGAGCCACAAAATCAGTAGGCGCGGTCAACTCCATGTGCTGAGCAGCAACTGCCTCACAGACCGTCTCGTGCGGCTCAGGAAGGATCTCTCTGGTGCCGACAACATTCAGCCACCGCAATGCGTTGCGCTCGACAGTTCGAAAATTGAAGTGCGGCCGCGTAATGCTGCAAAACTGAATCGCTACGCCATAGCGCGACATTTCGGTTTCATTGGTGCGCAGACGCTGGTGCAGTTTTCCGGTGCGTCCGATTTTTCTGGTGTTATTCGACAGGCTGAGGACATAAACAAAGCCCAGTTCATCAGCGTCAGGTAACTCACTCGCGAATTCCGCGACTTTCTCCAACCCACCATGGGTCATCCATGTATTGCAAATATTCATGATCAAGCCTCCGGATCCGATGAAAGGGTGATGGCCGGCTTGCCAGCCTTGGTCGTTCTTGCCTCGGCAAACTGCTGTTGCAAGGTCGGCGGCCAATTCGTGTAGCGTGTTTCCGTCACGCTCAAGCTGATGTCCATGTAGCTCTCGACGGCTTCGCCGGAGGCGACGATCCGTTCGGCGATGGCCTTGAGCTTTTTCTGGTCCCAGGTCACCTTTTTGGGCAGCTCGTACTTCACGTGCAAGCCATCTGCATTGAAGTGGGCGGTGCCAAAATCGCGTTCGGTCTCGCGCAAGGCTTCACGTCCTTGGTCACCAAAGCGCTGCTCCAAGGCGGCGTCCACCTTGGTACGGGCGCTCTTGAGCCAGGAAATCGCCTGATCGAGGTTGGTATCGACTTCGTAGAGTTGATGGGTTGGCAGCTTGGCCAGTTGGCCAACGGACATTTCGGCGATGGCAGCGGGGAAAACGGTCAGGTCACTCATGGCCGGCTCCTCACTGGTACGCCCGAGCAGAGGTCGAGTAGCGCGAAACGCGCCGCTCGAAGGTCTCGATTTCGGAGATGAGGTAGGTGACGCGCGCCCCGAGCTTGCAGAAGACGGGGCCGAGCTGCTCCTGCCGCCAGCGGCGCAGGGTTTTGACGGAGAGCCCCCAGCGGGCGGCGAGCTCGTTCTCGTCAATGGCGATGCGCGTGACACCGCCGGGGAGAGGCCGGGGAATTTTTCGGCCGGATTGAACAGAGGTAACTTGGTTTTGCATTTGGAGCACTCCTTTTGTTGAAGTGCCCCTACTTTCTTGCAGCAGGGCTTGCGATATTTCGCAGTGATCCCGCAGAAATCACGCAGGAATTACATAGCCATGTTCCTCATGCAATTTCGGGCTCGACAGGGGTTGCGTCTGTGCTTTGCGCGGCACCGAGGTGCTCGGGGGTGCCGATGTTCAGCTCCCACAAGCGCGGCTTGTCGTTGCCGTCCGCACCCCGGAAGTAGGTTTGCCATTCGGGTGCGCCGCGGAAGAGCTCGGCCATCGTTCGGAACGAGACGCCAGACGCCGACTCGATCTGCGAACGTGTCCATTTGCGTCGACCGGATTCCCATCCGTTGACGAAGACCTCCACCACGTCGATCCAGTCCTTCTTGGTCAGCGTCCACGCGTCTGGCCAAGGCCCCACGAGCACACCGCTGCGTGCATCGTCCTTGATCAAACGAGGAACATCGGTCACGACGGCTGCACTCTGGCGGCGGCGCACCTTGCCGTCGACCCGGGACAGGTCAATCGAAACCTGCCCATTGACGTCCTGTGCCAATGTGTCCAGCGACACGACGATGCCTGGCCCGAGGAATCGGCTCGACAAACCCGACGTGGTAGTGAGCACGATGGTCAAACCCAGATTCGACTGCCGCAGCGCGGTATCCATCTTGCCAGCATGCTTCGACTCCCCGAGGCGCGACACGAGTGCGACCGGCAGACGCTGATCGCCCATGCGGTAATTGCCAAGCACGTAGGGCTCCTGCTCATCCACGGTCAGTGGCACATCGACCAGCTGCTGTTTGAGCAGTTGATCCAGCCGTTCGCGCAGGTAGGACTTCTCGACCGTATACCGGCACAGGTCTCCTTCGGAGAGGTCGTAGCGTTCACCCGTGAGGTCGTCCAGCGCCCAGGTGTGGGTGCTGTTGAAACTCACTTTGAGACGCCGGAAGCCAGGCTGACCCTCCTCGTCTTCGACAGGTACGGTGATATGGTCGCCGGGTGCTTTCCGTTTCAGCAGTCCCTTGCTGACGAGATCGGCGGCAGGAAGATCAAGCGCTGTCAGCAGGTGACCGTCGACGTCCTCGGTCGCGAGATCGAGCAGCTTCATCTCGGCCCGGAACAGCGCCAGATCGGCCCCGACCTTGGCCGGTTGCACCCGTTTCATAACGCCCAGCGAGGTCAGAATGTCCTCGCCGCACCGGCGCATTCGGGGATCAGGCAGCGCGTGCAGGTTGCAGGAACCGCGCTGACCCACGGTGATGTCGAGCGCACGCGCATCCTCCTCGCCGTCAAAGCGAATCACGAACGACAGCTTCACCTCAAGCACAGAACGGCAGCACGAGAGCGGGTTGTGATCACCAAAATGCTGATTGGAAACCCCCCAGACGTTGTCGCTGTTGGCCAGTGCCAGCGTGACGCTATGGCGCGTGTGCCCGAGGGTCACGGAGAGCGAAGAAATCCAAGCGTCCAAGATCACCGCACCAGCGGCCTTGGCGTCCTTGAGATTCACTGGCTGTTTGAACATGGCCAGCTCGTAACTCACGGCATCCACGGGCTGCTTCGAGAGAGGCTTCTCGAAGCCGATCACGGCAAACCGATCTGCGAGGCGTTTGGCGGTGTTTGGCTTATCGGAGAGCACATGCACCTTGTTCTCGGCAGGGTCGTATACCAAGGTTGCTTCGAGCGCGGGCGTGAACAGGAGCAGGTCGCGCCGCCGATCTTTCATCTGGCGCAGCAACTTCATCTTGCCGGGGTGGTAGACGACCAGATAGTGCAGCCGTCGCTTGGTGGCTTCGTCGCCGTCATCCATCTCGAAGTGGATGACCTCACAGCTATTCTTGGACTCCTCGTCCAGACCCAGAATCTCGCCAACACCCTCGTGCAACTTGTCTGCGACCTCCTTCGTCCATTCGAAGTCACGGCCATCGCCGTCGCGCACGGTGAACCCGAGAAATTTCTTGTGGCCGTGAAAATGGTGCGTGAGGTAGATCGTCTCGATCTGATCGAAGATGCGGGAGGCTTTCACGCGCAACCAGATCAACCGGGTCATCGCGTCGGCCGACCGGTCGAAGGTGCCGATCTCCGGGTGGTTCTCGAATTCGATTTCCCCGTAGGCGTGCTCCAGCATCTCCTCGGTACGAAAGCGCACCAGTTGAAGGAGGCGAACCGCCTCCTGGTCAGCAATGGTGATGTCCTCGCGCTTGATGGATGGAATGCATTCAAGCAGTTCAGAGCGCGCTTGATGTTCCGGCTTGGTCGCATCGAGAACGCCAAGAAATGCGAACTTGTCGACCTGCGCCAGCAGCGAAAGGGCTGGCAGGGTCGCCGAATTGATCAGGTCGGCGACGTGCTTGCTGTTTTTCTGAGACTTCTTGGCCACTCGATGCTCCTTGAACATTGCTGAGTGGCCTTCCTCCCGTTATCGGACGCGCCCTCAGCGTCAGATGACTCTCACGGGATGATTCCCAACTTGATCTTGGTCTTGATGCTGGACAGCCAGTCCTCCCGGTACTGCAGGGCGAGCGCATCAAGATTGCCCCGTCCGACGCCCGCTTGGCGCGCCAGATCTTCCAGCGAAGTCATGCAGTCAAGCCAGCCCAACCCGTTCGAGGCCACCAGGGCGGCCTTGTCTGCGGTCGTAACCACGATGACCTGGGACGGCAGCAGCTTGTTGGCAAACAGCCAGGCGAAGAGATGCTTTTCGCCATCGTCGAGGGTGCTGCACGACGGATTACTCAACACCAGGGTGGCAAGTTCCTTGCGCGTGACCGGATGCTGCCCGGCAAGTCCTGACTTCAAGTCGCCGGGGGGTACAGCGACGTGACGGGGATCACCCGGATTGCCGGTCAGCGTTTCCTCAACACACTTCTCGACTGTCTCGATGGCGAAATGCTTGCTGATGGCCGTCCAGCAACCCGTGCGGAACGACTCGAGGATGACATTGGTGTCCGCGAATACCCGGATTTTCGGCATAGGGTGCTCACCTCACAGCTCGAACGGTGCGGTGAGGTCGTACTGAGCGAACAGCTCCGTCAACCCACCGAGACCAAGACCCATGGCCTTGGCCGCTTTGCGGGCCGACAGCCTTCCGTTCTCTAGGGCTTCGTGAAGCATCTTCACGAAGGCGGGTGAGAACCGTTTGGGTGGGCCTGACACGGATGGCCGCTGCTTCTCCTGCGAAAGGCTGCGCCGCATGTCGTCACCAATAAGCTTGAGGTTGAACAGCCGCCATGCCAGCGTGACGGGAGCGACCCGCAGCAGGGCGGAGACTTCACACAGATGCGCGATGTCGTCGATGCGATTCCGGTCGATCAATTTGTCGAGAGAGGTGTACGGCATCAGGAGTGTGGCAGCAAAGCTGTTTGCCAGCTGCTCGATGCGCTTGCCTTTGTTGCGATCCTCGACGGAGTTGGATTCACGGTGATCCGGCTTCATCGCATCCCAGGTCAGGGCATGAAAGAGCTCGTGCGCCAGGTCGAAGAAGCGCCGGGCTTCGCTCTCGTTTCGGTTGATCAAGATGACGCCCATCTCCTCGAGGTGGCAGGTCGCGCCCGAGATGGACTGGCCATCGCCAGCATCGACCGTATCAACGAACAGCACAGGGATATCTAGTTCGCGTTCGATCTTGTCGATCAGGCCCTCGGCTGGAATGACGCCGAGATCGAGTTCGGCGACCAGACTCTCCGCGCGCTCCTGCGCATCCTCGTAGGACGACTGTGCGGATAGCCGCAGTGCCCGCTTGAGCACACTGGCCCGGCCGTCCTGTTGCTCACGCAGCCAGCGAAGCAGGCCGATCCATTGGCCCGCCTTGAGCTCGAATCCGTCCAAGCTGTCTTCTGGCACCTCGGTTGCAGCGCGCCACGAGAACTGTGCTTCTCCGGCGACGGCGAACGGATCAATGAAGAACTCGATATCGCGGTCGAGCAGGTCGGATAGCGACAGCATCTCGTCGGGCTTGAGCGCGCGCTTGCCGTTTTCGATGTCAGAGACCGTCTGGCGGTCATTCAGGCCCAAACCTTGGGTGAGCTGATCCTGTGTCCAGCCCTTGGCCTCGCGCGCCGCCTTGACGCGGTAGCCGATCAGCTTTTGCGAGATTTTTTCGAGCATGGCAGTCACCTCCTAAAACGGCATTTTAATATTGCAAATACACAAACGCAAGATCGTCTTGCATATTTTAACGCGCAAGAATGGCGATTGCCCTGCGTTGCCATCCTCTTCGGAGGATCAGGCCCACTATCCGTGACGGTTGTAATTCCTCGGAGCCGTCATGAAGAACCTCGAACTCGCATCACCCTCGGAGATGTCCACCAGCGCCCGTGCTGGCGAAATCACTTCCATCCTTGCGGCCGTCATCGTCCGCACACTCGTCGGCGATGAGCCGAAACAGAGAGAAGTTGGCCTTGGCTTCCTGCCCGACCAGCGCGTTCATACAACCCCCTATCAACAGGAGAAGTTGTGATGAACGAGAAACAAGCATCCGTCGCGGCGCGGATTGCCGATCTGGCCTGTCTGCCGATGTCAGAGCTCTGGACGGTGTGGGATCGGTATTTCCCCCGCCGCCCGGACTACCCGAACCGCACGCATGTCGAGTCGCGCATCGCTTACAAACTGCAGGAGGAAGCCTTCGGCGGCCTCGCGCCCGAGACGAAGCAGCGGCTGGAAGCCATCGGCGCAAAGCACTCCAAGATCAAGCTGCGCGCCAGCAAGCGTGAATTCAATTTCGCGCCGGGCACAGTGATTCTGCGCGAATGGGGCGACCGTGATCACCGGGTGACAGTCAACGCCGAGGGCCGTTTCGAGTATGAGGGCCACACCTTCAAGAGCTTGACGGCGGTGGCCCGGCACATCACCGGCCAGCACTGGAGCGGGCCGCTGTTCTTCGGCTTCGGCAAGGGAGGTGCGCGATGAACGAGATCGCCAGCACCAAGACCCGCAAGCGCTGCGCCGTCTACTGCCGGGTATCCTCGGACGAACGTCTCGATCAGGAGTTCAACTCCATCGACGCCCAGAGGGAGGCGGGCCACGCGTACATTGCCAGCCAGCGCGCCGAAGGCTGGATTCCGGTCACCGACGACTACGACGACCCCGGCTTCTCCGGCGGCAACACGGATCGGCCCGCATTGAAGCGCCTGCTGGCGGACATCGAGCGCGGCCTGATCGACATCGTCGTTGTCTAC